GGTTCCCTTTGCCTGCGCACCTGATAAAAACGCGTCCGAATAATAGGTTCCTGAATAGGTTCCCTTTGCCTGCGCACCTGATAAAAACGCGTCCGAATAATAGGTTCCTGTTGTCCCGCACATAGTGTAATAACTTTGGCCATTTATAAGCACAAACCATTGTAGTAAAAATATTATTATAAAAATCATATACGCTGATAATAATACAACGTTTTGTTTATATTTTATGTTTATCTAATGAAAAATCTATATTCATTATATATCTTTAATGATAGAAGGCTGTAATTATACAATAATATTTATTATATTTTATATTGTTGCGCTCACATTTGTTATGAAAACGCATTTCCATTATATTGGATACATTTTGTTGCTGATTGTGTATTTGGTAAACATTCTCTATATTATGTTAAATCGCACTAAATACATGGGTGTAATAGACGATATTTTTAAGCCAAGTCAGTTAACATTTTTAACGCAGAATAATGCCTTCAAACTATCAATATTTTTAATAGTGTTTTTCAGTTTGTACAGTCTGATTCGGATGATAGACACCTACAATTATTTGATAGAACAAAATAAGACATATGATATTAAGATGACGACTTATTACAAAAACAACATAAATCGTTTCAATATCACATTCATCATCTCTAATGTAGTGCTAATGGGGCTACTTATAATGATGAGTATGGGGTTATTTAATAATAATTCAAATACTAGCATGTGGGGTATTTTGTTTTTATCATTTGTCCCTATGTTATTACAAATCGGGTTTTCAACATCGTTTTCTGGGATGAAATACGATTTCATTTCTCAATATAGCAGAGACATTCAATCCAAGTATTAAGATTGTAAAACTAAATAGATTTACTAAATAATATAGAGGGTTTTCCATAAACATATTATTAGCAAAAATGTTGTATTCATCCAAACAAAAACTTGAAATGGTTGTGCTCGATTATTATAATGAATGCTCTACAAACACGGATTATGTTTATTTTGAACACATATTATTCATTGGTGTTGAAAACATCAATGATAATATATTTTTGCGATTTGAATTGGAAAATGGTAATCAAATGCGGCGATCAATAAATGACGTGGGTCTTGGATACAAACATGTGGCCGCGTCAAACGGACATAAGGAAATAGTGTTCAAGGATATCGATAGTGATAATAAAAGATAAAATCGTTGTATAGTCTATAAATGATTGGACATACTCTGCGAATTATTGCCGTGTTTTTTGTGTTGGTGGGCGGGCTCAATTGGGGTCTTACTGTGGGCGACTACAACCTTGTTGAGAAAATCAACAGAATGCTTTCCGAGCGATTTAAAACGCGTCTTCGTTTAGACAAATTCATCTACATTGTGGTTGGACTTTGTGCTCTTGGACTAATTTTTGATAGAACCACATGGCTACCCTTCCTTGGTGAGTCGGTTTTACCTGGTAATTTAGTGCCTTTGAAGGCGCATAGTGGAAACACACAAGTAAAGGTCCAAGTCTCACCTGGGGCGAAAGTAGCATATTGGTCGGCGATGCCTGGGGATGATGCCGAGATAGACGTGCGTGATGCCTACGCCAAATTTGGAAATAGTGGTGTTGTGATGGCGGATGGGGAAGGTGTAGCGACACTGTCGTTTGATAAAGGGACTGACTATGTTGTTCCAAGCGGGAGACAAATTACAAGCCACGTTCATTATCGCGAATTTAATGATGAATATGGGATGATGGGGCCAATAGGAACTGTCTACGTGTAAACAACCGACGTGTAAACAACCGACGTGTAAACAACCGACGTGTAAACAACCGACGTGTAAACAACCGACGTGTAAACAACCGACGTGTAAACAATTGGATATGTGGATATGTAAACATATAGCAAATAAAATTGAAATGTAAATGTTATATACTTAGTAATATAAACAAATAAACAAATAAATAATAATTATTATATAAATCAGTGTTTACAATGAATCTGCGCCCTAACAGTAGATATCTATTTACCAAAAAAAACGGTAAAAAATTCAGAGCAACTGTGATTGATGTTTTATGCCGAGAATCCTCGGATTATAAGACGTTACGTTTACAAAAATACGAGTATGGAAACGGAGGAAACAAAATAGAAGGAATTGTAACTATACCGTATGATTGGATAAAACGAGCCAATACATTAGACGATATTTTGAGAAAAAAATTTGTTATATTGCCGCCTGAAATTTTATTTGAAATAGATACTTTCAATTAGATTTGGTTTTCCAAATAAATAAATATAAAGTTGTATTTTTATTTATTATATAAATGCCGGTTTTTCCAATATCATTCTCTATGCCGCCTGAAAAGATTGTATCTTCGGTTCCACCAAAGACCAGGTTGTTGGCTCATATTATTCCAGGCGATTTATCAACATATATTTATAAAACCGAAGAAGATTATTACAAAGGATATCAAGACAGCTACTTTGGTATAACTGGAAAAAAAGGGGGCTGGGATTGTATGCGCCATTATGAGATTTTGGCGAACGGTTGTATACCACTTTTTTGTAATATTTGGGATCTCCCTAAAAAAACTATGGCCAATTTCCCACGTGAACTGATAACTAAGACAAATGAACTGTATTTTGAGATGATAGACAAGTCTTTGTTGGAAGAAGCCGATAAACAACGTTTGAATGTGCACATTGAGGAGCTACTTGCTTATACACGAACACATCTAACAACCACGCGTGCTGCCCAAAATATTTTGGACTCAATCGGAAAACCCCAGGCAAAACGCGTCTTATTTTTGTCGGGTAGCTTAACAGCTGATTATTTGAGGTGTCTCACCCTGTCTGGGTTCAAAAATTTGCTTGGTGCCGAATGCCACGATTATCCCAAAGTTGCGCATTTGTATGATGACTACGATGGCGATTTTGTGTCCCATTGGGGTGGAGGGATGACTTACCAAAAGACGATTAAGAAAGAAAATAGAAATGATGACTATGATAAGAGTGTCGTTAGAGATATAATTGATCACAAATATGATATTGTTGTTTATGGGAGTTATCATAGAGGCACTCCATTAATAGATATTGTTTCAAGTTTCTACAAAGAAGAAGATATTGTTTTTTTATGTGGCGAAGACTGTGATTTTAATAAGAATCGCGAATACCATGCTTGCTTATTAAAAGAACATGGAGGGTCTAACCTGAATATTTTTATACGAGAACAATAATGTTTGTTGATAAAGTATTTATAGATTGGTCGACTTATATATGTATTGACTACAATGAAATTTTATGAAACCCATTACGAAGATTACCTTCAATCTCTCCAGCATTTCAATTTACACCCCGAATTAACGGCGCATTTTTCCAAATTTCCACAGCAGTTATCGCGGCTAACAAACCTCATTTTTTACGGCCCTTCCGGGGTCGGCAAATATACACAGATGCTTAACGCCATACATCAATATAGCCCGAGTGGTCTGAGCTACGACAAAAAGATTTGCATGCAGAACGACAAATATAACTATATGTATCGCATCAGCGACATTCATTATGAGGTTGATATGTCGATGCTCGGTTGTAATTCCAAGATTTTATGGCACGAAATCATCCAACAGATTGTAGACATTGTTGCAGTGAAACCCGAAAAAATCGGTATTGTTGTATGTAAGAGCTTCCATTGGATTCATTCCGAATTGTTGGAGATTTTTTATAGTTACATCCAGGAGTATAGCAATAGATTTTCAAATATCCAGTTGCGGTTTGTTATTATGACGGAACATATTAGTTTTATTCCAAATAATATTGTATCTGTGTGTGAAATCGTAGAGGTGAAGCGACCCAGTAAGAAAATGTATTTGGAATTAGTTTTGAACCAACGTATTCAGGGACTTAAAGTTCGCAAGTATACCAAACATGACCAAGACCCAACTGAACCAACAACGGAAGCCCTTTTCACAAATAAGGTTGCAAATTTTCGCCAAAAATGGACGGCTGATACTGCGGCATTTGAAAATGCAAATGCGATTTTGAATAGCATAGAGTCGTCGAGCATTTTAAATCTAAAAGAAATCAATAATTTTGGGAAAATGTTGTCGCCTGATAAAATACCCAAGGATATTTTCAATACGGTGTGTGATACTATTATAGTGCAGATGCTTCAGCCGGATAAGCTGGTTCATACATCATTTCGCGACGCCCTCTACGATATTTTGATATACAATTTGGATGCGGCAGACTGTATTTGGTATATATTCAGCCATATGGTGGAAAATGGATTTTTGAAGGGTGATTGTGTTAGCGATGTACTCATTAAAATGTTTTCGTTCTTGAAATATTTCAATAATAACTATAGACCAATTTATCACTTAGAAAGTATTGTGCATTATATGATAATCAAAATATTCAAATATGATGAATTACCAGCGTGCGTGTGAAACCCTTCTCATTAATCCAAAAGACATATCATTAGAGGTGATTCGCAAACAATACAAATTGATGGCGCTCAAATACCATCCTGATAAAAATAGTGCTGATGATGCGGCCGATGTATATAGGGAAATTAAAGAGGCGCATGATTATTTGATTGCGGGAAAAAGCGGATTTCAAGAAAGCGAATGTGACTTTGAAAGCGGATTTCAAGAAAGCGAATGTGACTTTGAAAGCGGATGCGACTATGAAAACGATGATTCTAATATTCAATTTGCCTCTACGATTTACCAAAAAATAAAGGAATCATCCAGTTATATTGGAGTTGCTGCTTCTTTTATAGAGACGCTTTACAACAATAAAACATTTCAAAAACATATATTCCATCCCATATTAATGCGAATATTGCTCGGCTGTGAAGAAAAGGGGCTCCAATTATTTGAAACAATGGACAAACCACGCGTCCAAAAAGTATTTGCTATTATTTCTTTATATCGCGACGCCTTCCATATTTCCGACGCATTTTTGGAAAAGGCACAACAAATTTTAGATTTAAAAACAGACAACTTAGAGGTTGTTAAAGAAAGGGTTATTTTGAACCCCAATCTTGATGATTTATATAATCAATCTGTTTTTAAATTGCGGACGTCTGTTCTCGTGCCTCTATGGTTCTCCGAATTAATCTATGAAAAAGAAAATATTATTGTTGAATGTATTCCTGAACTACCAGAACATATCACGTTGGATGAACATAATAATATTCACGTGCGTCTTTCTTATTTGATTTCAGACGTTTGGAAAAAAGACATATTAGAGGTTTCTGTGGGAACACGGGTTTTCAAGATTTTAACGCGGGATCTGAAATTAATGAATTATCAGATTTTTGCCCATATGCATGCGGGTATTCCAGTGCCGAATGAGAAAAATATCTTCAAAACCGACCATCTTAGTAATGTGATAATACATGTGCTATTGGATTTATAAACATGTGACTGTAAACATGTGACTGTAAACATGTGACTGTAAAATTGAAACATCTATTTACAAATAATAGTTTTGTAAATAAATAATGATTATTATTATATATATAATATTAGTAGCTATAGCCGCGTATTTGATACACATATATTTGTGTTACGCCGAAGAAACCCGTATCAAGAGGTTAGAGGAAGATTACGAATTATACACAGATCGCCAATTTTACTTTACCGTTTTCACAATAATGACGTCTCACGATTTATTTACGCGATTTGAAGGCATCAATACTATGATGGAGGACGCACGTAAATTGTATAATAGAAGCGCCGAATTCCGCCAAATTTGTTATACAAATGGTATTAAGCCGCGGATGGA